GCAACACCCGGATGGAAAAGATTATCTGCAGCACAAAAAGAATCTCTTGAAATGATACAACATAAGACAGCCCGTATCCTTAACGGTGATCCTAACTATGCTGATAGCTGGCATGACATTGCAGGTTACGCAACTCTAATTGATGATATGTTAGGAGAATAATATGAACGGTAAAGGTTCAAAGCCAAGGCCAATGTCTGATCGTGGTACCTTTGAGAATAACTTTGATAATATATTTAGAAAGCCTAAGCCGGAAGATGCCTCCTCGCCTGCGGCTCGCCAAGAGAAAGGAGATAAGAATGGCAAGTCTAAAGATAGTAAAATGTGATGACGAAAAGAAATGGTACAGCTCCCTAGTCGGGGAGTTAGTACCCTTTGCTGGTGATACAGGGGCAGAGTACGAATCCAGAGAGCCTGAAGGTTACATCAACTTCATATCTAAAGGAGACTGCATTCTAATAGAGGACTAATAATGGAATACAAAACATGTAACAAGTGCAACGTAAAGAAAGACGTAGAGGAGTTCTCAATGGATAGCGGTCGTGGGTATCGTAAGACAACCTGTAAGTTATGTGTTAGGTCTGTAGCTAAAGTACGTCAAGAGCTACGAGTAGAAGTGGACTACCCTGATGACGACTACCAATGCCCTATATGTTTGCGTAATGCAGAAGAAGCTGCGGGATGTGGAGGCACTAACAAATCCCCATGGGCACTAGACCATGACCACTTAACTAGTAAATTTAGAGGGTGGCTCTGTCACTCTTGCAACCGTACTCTCGGTGGACTGAAGGATGACTTCGGTGCGCTTGATAGAATCAGAACTTATTTAAAGAAAGGTAGAGAATGAATACATCAAATAAAATCTTATCAGACATCACAGTATTTTCTAAGTACGCTAAGTATGTACCAGAGCTAGAGCGTAGGGAAACATGGGATGAACTAGTAACACGTAACAAAGAGATGCACCAACGTAAGTATCCTAAGTTCAAGAAAGAGATTGAGAAAGCATACAAGTATGTGTACGATAAGAAGATCCTACCATCCATGAGATCCCTTCAGTTCGGTGGTGCTCCTATTGAGCTAGCCCCTAACCGTATCTACAACTGTGCATACTTACCTATCGAAAGCCCTGAAGCTTTCGCTGAGTCTATGTTCCTGTTGCTTGGTGGTACAGGTGTGGGCTACTCAGTACAACGTCACCATGTACGTAAGCTACCAGAAGTTGCAGGACCTAAGGTTCGTAAGCGTAGGTTCTTAGTGTCAGATAACATCGAAGGGTGGGCTGATGCAATCAAGGTGCTGTGTGAATCATACTTCAACAACACTATGGATGTAGACTTTGACTTCCGTGACATCCGACCTAAGGGTGCTATGCTTATTACTACTGGTGGTAAAGCTCCGGGTCCACAGCCCCTTAAGGATTGCTTACATAAGCTACGGTCTGTACTGGACCAAGCCATTGGACGTAACCTAGGGACGTTAGAAGTACATGACATGATGTGCTACATTGCAGATGCAGTACTGACTGGTGGTATCCGTCGAGCTGCTATGATCTCTTTGTTCTCTATGGATGACAATGATATGCTGGCATGTAAGGCTGGCTCATGGTGGGAAGAGAATCCACAACGTGCAAGATCTAACAACTCAGCTGTGATGCTGCGTAATAAGATTACCAAGGATGCCTTTGATAAACTATGGGAACGTGTGGAACTCTCGGGCTCTGGGGAGCCAGGGCTTTACTTTACCAACGACAAAGACTGGGGGACTAACCCTTGCTGTGAGATTGGTCTACGTCCATACCAGATGTGTAACCTTACAGAGTTGAATGCATCTAACATTGAATCACAGAAGGACTTGAATGAGAGAGCACGAGCTGCCTCATTGATTGGTACATTGCAAGCAGGTTATACTGACTTCCATTACCTACGTCCTGAATGGCAAGAGACTTGTCAACGTGATGCATTGATTGGTGTGGGTATGACAGGCATTGGGTCTGGTACTGTACTCGCTTATGACTTAGAGGAAGCAGCTAATGAAGTTAATAAAGAAAATCGAAGAGTGGCGGATGCGTTGGGCATTAATCCTGCAGCAAGGACAACTACCATTAAGCCGTCTGGTACAAGCTCTTGCGTCCTTGGTAGTAGTTCTGGTATTCACGCTTGGCATAATGACTTTTATATTCGTCGTCAACGTGTGGGTAAGAACGAAGCCCTATATGCATACTTCGCTGAGAACCATCCAGAGCTGGTGGAAGACGAGTATTTCAACCCTGCGGAGCAAGCTGTAATTGAGATACCTCAATCTGCACCTGAAGGTTCTATCCTAAGAACCGAAAGCCCCTTGCAACTACTTGATCGAGTACGTAGGTACAACACTGAGTGGGTAGCACCGGGTCATCAAGATGGGCAGAACTCACACAACGTATCATGTACTATCTCATTGAAAGAAGATGAGTGGGAACTGGTAGGTGAGTGGATGTGGAAGAACCGATACACTTACAACGGTATCTCTGTACTACCTTATGATGGTGGCACGTACATTCAGGCTCCCTTCGAGGACATCTCTGAAGAACGTTACCGCATCATGGAGAGTGCGCTTACTGGTATCGACCTGACTCAAGTGAAAGAAGTAGAAGACAAGACAGACCTCAGTGGTGAGGCTGCTTGTGCAGGTGGAGCCTGTGAACTAACATACTAATACTCCCTATAACGACCTGAGCATGGTCATTAAACTGCTCGCTGGAGATAACATGAGTAAATATGTATTTGATATAGAAACCAATGGACTATTCCCTGATAAGATCTGGTGTCTTGTATTGCAAGAAGTGCAGACTAAAGAAGTCTTGTCGTACTCAGACTATGATGATGAGCTGCCTTCGCTAGCTGAAGGTCTAGATGTAATGTCTAACTGTAAGATACTAGCTGGTCATAACGTAATCGGATTCGACTTACCTGTACTAAAGAAACTAACTGGATGGGTGCCAGCTGAAGGCACTAAGGTCTGGGATACTTTCCTTATGTCTCAACTGTGTAAGTACACACGAGGGCACCTTCATGGATTGAAAGGTTGGGGTGGGTTCTTTGATTACCCTAAGGGTGACCATGAGGACTGGACTTGCTACAGTAAAGAGATGCTTACCTATTGTATACGTGATGTTGAGTTGAACGTTAAGGTATACGAACGGGTATCTAAAGAAGCATCTATCCTGATGAAACAAAACCCTAAGTTCCTGTACGCTCTTAACCTTGAGCATGACTTTGCTTTAGTGAATGCAGAGATCACAGAGAAAGGTTGGGTCTTTAACATGGAGAAAGCTGAAGAACTATACGAGCATCTAATAGATCGTATGGAGCACATCGAGAATGAGATTAACCCTCAGCTTGGTAAGGTCACAGTAATGCGTGGAGACAAGGAAGTAGAATCAATCATTAAGAAAGATGGGTCTTACTACAAAAGAGTTACTGATTGGTTTAAACTAGAAGAAGATATAAAAGCTTCTGAAGGTATGATTGCAGGTCCATATACTAAGATTGATATACTAGATATTAATATTGGTCAGATGGCAGAGGTTAAGAAGTTCTTGCTGGACAGAGGGTGGAAGCCTGATGACTGGACTGTTAAGAAGATCAACGGTAAGTGGGTACGCAAAAGCCCTAAGCTAACTGACACTTCCCTGAAACCTTTAGGTGAGCTAGGTCAACTGATCAGTGACTACTACATGCTACGTAATCGTTTGGGTACAGTAGAAGGTTGGATAGAAGAAGTCAGAGACCCTGAACGTTACAATGACGGCAGGCTCCATGGTTCTATGTTCACCATTGGTACCCCATCCTTCCGATGCAGGCACCGTACTATCGTTAACATACCGGGTGTGCATGCACCGTATGGTAAAGACCTACGTAGTCTACTGACCTGTGAAGAAGGCAAGAAGGTTGTTGGTGCTGACTCCTCAGGCAATCAGTTCCGTGGTCTATGTCACTACATCAATGATGATAACTTTACTAACGAGGTAATCAACGGAGACGTACACCAACGTAATGCAGATGTACTAGGTATCAGTAGGCCGGGAGCTAAGACTTTCATCTACGCCTACTTGTTTGGTGCAGGCCATGCTAAGCTAGGTGAAGCTATCTCTGGTAAGAAGTCTGCTAAGATTGGTAAGGAAGCTGACGAGAAGTTTAAGGCTACACTACCGGGACTTAAGATTCTTAAGGATCAACTAGAAGAAGAGTTCCGTATGTCTCAGATGAAGACAGGCCAAGGCTTTATCATTGGTGCTGATGGTCGTAGGGTTATGGTAGGTTCTGAACACCAGACACTTAACTATCTACTACAGACTCTTGAAGGTATTACCTGTAAGGCTGCATTGGTTTATGCTTGGCGTAAGATTAAAGAAGCTGATCTAAATGCATACCCTGTTCTCTTCTACCATGACGAGACAGTGTTTGTAGCTGACGAAGAGCATGCTGAGCAGGTCAAGGATATTTCTGTTGAGGCATTTAAAGAGGCACCTAAAGAAGTAGGTGTTATGTGTATGGATGGTGATGGACAAATAGGAGACAGCTATGCTGACGTTCACTAATAAAGAAACAGAAGAGTTTGAATTTGATAAGTGTTTCATTGACGGTGACTCTATGTTATACCGTATTGCTTACACTACCAACTCAGACTCACAAGCTGCCAGTACCTTTGACCTAGCTTTGCTAGCTGTTATGAGGGACACCGGTAGTCGTAAGGGGTATGTTGCAGTCAAGGGTAAGGGTAACTTTAGGTATGACTTAACCGATGATTACAAGGCTACACGTACCAAGACTGAGATGGACCCACAAGTCAAGGATAGACTAGCTAACCTGTACCAGTACTGTTGGGATACTAACTGTGTTCAGTCTGATAACTGTGAGGCAGATGATGTGGTATCTATCTGGGCTACTGAAGCTGAGCAGATGGGTACTTCCTTTGTCATAGCTCACGTAGATAAGGACATTGACATGGTACCCGGGTGGCACTACAACTTCAACAAGAAGACACTGTATCATACAGATGCAGACCAAGGCCACTACCTACTATGCAAACAACTACTGACTGGAGATGCCTCAGATAATATTAAAGGTCTCAAAGGTGTAGGTCCTAAGACAGCAGAGAAGTTGCTGAAGGATGTGCCAGCGGAAGGTATGCTAGATGTGGTACGTAAGACATGGCGTGAGAAACACCCAAGGGAATGGAAAGAAAAGCTACAGCTATGCTTCAACCTAATCTATATGCGTAGGAAGTGGGATGACTTTCGTGAGATGACTATCGAAGAAGTCTATGGGGAAGGTAACTTACGATGACTCTAATAGTTGATCCACCTGAAGGATGGCGTTATGGATTCCCTAAGGCTGTGCCTGAAGGTTACATGAAGATGTCATGGGACGACAAGAAGAAATGGTATATGGAACAGGGCTATCCTAAGTCAAAGATAGATGAGTATGGGGAGTTCTTTTATATATCTATGTGGTACAAAGGAGATGAAGAGCATGACTATTAAGCAAGACTTAGGGCATTGGGATTACGTTGGTGATCCCTTTGACTTTGATAAGTACTTTGGGTTTATCTATATGATACAATGCATACACCCTGATAATCCAACACGGTACATTGGACGTAAACAATTCCACATGTACAGTAAAGGAAAGGATAGGCGTGTGTCTAATTGGAGAACATATAGTAGTTCCTCTAAGCACATCAATAACCTGATAAAAGAACTTGGGACTGAGTACTTTACCTTTGAGATGTTACAACTCTTTGAAACAAGAGGTGGTCTCTCAGCTGGTGAAGTAAAAGTACAATGGTATCTGGATGTACTAACCCAGAAGTATGCTAACGGTAACCCTGTGTTCCTTAACAGACAGATAGGTGCCATTAAATTTATACCTAAAGAAGAGATAGATGATGAAACAATCGCAAGACTCGACAGAGTCTACCTCACTGTACGAGAAGAACAAGCAGAAAGCAGAAAGGATTCAGAAGAAGCAAGCGTCGAAGAAGAAAAGACGGATGATAAAGAACCTTAAAGAAGAGCGGTGGTCGTAATGAAGAAAGATAGATTTGTTGGGCACGTAGCCTGTAAACATTGTGGGTCATCCGATGGTGTCGGTATGTACTCCAATGGTATTGGTAAGTGCTTCGTCTGTGATAAAATTACATTTGATAAAGAAAGAGAATATACTATGCAAGAATCCCATACGTCTAATAAAGTAGAAGACATCAGCACTATAGATTCCTATGACACCCGTGGTGTACAGGAACGTGGTATCACTAAGCAAGTAGCAGCACACTTTAACATGCGTGTATCCTACAATGCTGATGGTACTATCGAGTCTCACTACTATCCGTATACCAAGAAGGGTAAGACCTCAGCTTACAAGATCCGTAATCTACCTAAGGACTTCCGAGCT